CCCGTGCTAATCATGGCGGCCCTATGACCTCCCCACCCACAAAAGGTAAGCTGCGTGGCCCAGCCAACAGCGTTCCGTCGAAGGTTCCCTTTGGCGCGACCAATAACACGGGTCAGAAGTAAGAAGTACCAAGGGGTCTAACATGAAGATAGGGGTATACAACCGCAGACAGAGTAGTCTGACTAACCTGCGGATTACTCACATGGGGGAACAGCTAGCTACAGCAGGACACGACATCGTGTTCTCTGAGCGGGCTCGTCCCGTAAAGAATGCTGATCTCGCTATCACATGCGGGTTTCAGATGACTAAAGCTATTGCACAAGCTATGCGGGATCAAATCCCTGTTATAGTCTTGGAGAACCCGGTCTGGTATGATGAAGGAGCTAAGTCTGATACCTATACTTGGGCTTATAATGGCCTACATGGTGGGGGTTGGATGCCTAGTACTGCTAATCTTCCTCCGAGGCCTCATCCGGAGTTACTGGAATGGAAGGACTGGGAAGAAGGTAGAATCACGATCTTCGGGCAAGTCCCGACGGACAAGGCAGTAAGAGGGGCAGACCTACCCGCATGGATCAGGCACGTACAGGAAGTATTGACCACAGCAGAGTTCCGAGAGCATCCCATTATGATTCCCTCGAAACTTTGGCCCAACATGGAGTCATTTGATGAGTGTATGGCAAAGACCTCTCTGGCGGTCACCTATACATCCACCTGTGGTGCAGAGGCGGTTATTGCGGGCATACCCACGATCGCGTGCCATCCGGGAAGTTTGGCCTACCCCGTATCCACACATAATCTGTCCGATACTCCTATTACTCCCGACCGCACCGATTGGATACGTGACCTTAGCTACAAGCAGTGGACAATACACGAAGCACTAGATGTCAACTGGATACTGAGTGGTTATGATGAAGCAAAGGCCATGGCAGAGGCTGGACAGTATGACAACATGTCCAATGGCCGCGCCCAAGGCCCTGACTACTACATAACCGATAACCACTGATGAGTAACAAACTCATCACAGACCACTACCTTGGTCAGATAACACACGACGATGTGCGGAAACCCCACGCTAAGAAGCCTTGGGGAAGTACGGGAGCCCGGAACTTTGGACAAGAGGTTCTGAGCTACATCAACAATCGCCCCCGTTTCAAGTCAGTATTGGACTTTGGAGCAGGACACGGCAGTCTGGGGCGCGCTATCATGGAGAAGAAAGACAAGCGAGTGCGTGACTTTGAGTGGTTTGACTATGATCCGGGGGTACCGGGCATAGACAAGCTACCCTCTCGTCGGTTTGACTGCATCGTAAGCTCTGACGTGCTTGAGCATGTGGAGCCTGAGATGATAGACCGCACCCTGTCATGGATCTTTGACCACGCCAACAACGCGATATACATGCACATAGCGTGTGGTACCGCCTTCAAGACGCTCCCTGATGGAAGGGATGCGCACCTAATTCAAGAGGGGCTCGACTGGTGGCTTAACAAGTTCGATAAAGCTGCCAGTGGATGGTCGCCGGTGTACTACCACGACGCCCACAAACTGAAGACTGGCCGATTACGTCAACACTTGCATATTCTCTATGAGTACAGTGGTGGCCGCCCAAAGCCAGATAAGATGAAGTACTACTCGGATGACCCTGCACGCGGAGGGTTGGAGGAGAAACCACAACCGTACGTCGCTCGATACGTATCACAATTACCGCTTGACCAGATCAACGGGCGGTTAATCCGAAACCCCAACTACGGTGGGGATAAGGCTGGCATACACGGATGGTGCACGCATGCCAAGGTAAGTATGGGCACTAAACCCATGTTTAGGGAAGCATTGGGTGACTCCTTACGAGAAGAAGGTTTTAGAAATCCAGTTGTCCTGTATGCGACAAGCACAGGAAATTGGCTTAGCTTTGGCGGATCACGAGTTGACGTCGGAAGAAAAGTGGGTCTTAGAACCATACCGTGCATTGTTAATGACTATTGCGGAAGATTCAAAGAATACCCTGAAGTCACTGAAGAGAACTTCAACTCGTTCTTCACAGACATCCCCAAATGGCACGTCATAGATGAACTAGGGGTTGACTACCACTACGCCATAGAGCGTAAGCGTAGATCAGAGTACGACGCTGCAGGACACGCATGGTGCACAGGGGAGGAGCCATTTCTGGCTGCTGAGTTCCCGTGGATAGGGGAAGGCTTAACAAGGGAACCCAATGGACGTTAGCCTACACGCATCGCAGTCGATAGTATATGATGACCCTCACCGCTTCAAGGTAGTAGCTGCTGGACGACGTTTCGGCAAGTCCTACCTCGCAGCAGTGCTTCTGTACATAGAAGGTGCGAAGACTCACAAGATATTGTCTGACGGTACTGAGATTAGCTTGGCGACGGAGGACGTGTACTACGTTGGCCCGACGTTTAAGCAGGCTAGAGAGAACCTCTGGTCTGTAATGATGGACATGGGCCAAGGTCTTATACGCAGTGTCAGAGCGAATGAAGGGGAAATCACATTAACCAACGGACGCTTGATCAGATTCAAGGGTGCAGACGATCCCGACTCACTACGTGGTGTGGGCTTGAGTTACTGCATTATGGACGAATACGCGTTTATGAAGCCGTCGGCTTGGGAATACATTATATTGCCCGCATTAACAAGGGCAGAGGGTGGCGCACTATTCATTGGTACACCCGCAGGGAAAAACCACTTCTACAATATGTGGACAGCCGCTGGGAACGGGTTCGATCCATCCAGTGGTAAGAAGACGGAAGCATGGGCTGCGTTCCAGTTCACGTCACGAGACAACCCTCACCTAACAGCTAACGCCATTCAGGCACTGCTAGACGCTACGTCAGAGGAAGCACAGGCTCAGGAAGTCGATGCATCCTTTGAAGCTACCGGAGGTAAGGTATTCACGTATGAGCAGTTTCCTATCAGCCCGTGCCCGTTTCAGGGGGAGACGGTACTTGCCTGTGATCTCGCAGGGTTTACGAGCCCAGAGGGCAAGCAGAAGACTAAATCCATTGTGGACGACCACGCCCTCGCGGTGGTCAAAGTACATGAGAAGGGTTTCCATATTGAACGAGTCTACCACGGACGGTGGGATGTAAGAGAGACGGCACTGCGCATCATGAAGGCTTGGCGCAAGCACAACTGCATCAAGATGGGCATAGAGCAGGGCATCTCCAAGACAGCGGTAGAGAAGTTCCTCCAAGAGTACATGCACAGTTATGGCACGTACTTTGAGATCCACCCTCTCAAGCACATGAACAACAAGAAGGAAGATCGTATCAAGTGGGCACTGCAGGGCAGGGCCGACAAGGGTATGATAACCCTAGAGGACGATCAAGACCTCGATGGGGACGATAAGTGGATTGGCAAGTTCCTCGGACAAGCCGTGGATTTTCCCAATAAACTCGCACATGATGACTTAATAGACGCAGTTGCTTATGCAGTCGATCAGCTGGCCGATACAGGTATGGGCTGGGTGATGCCGACAGAAGACAACTGGAAACCTTTAGACGACTTAGCAGGATACTAACGTATGGCAGTACAACGAATAAATGATCCGACTGCGGCGAATATCCCCGGACAGACAAGGCCAGCCACCATCGGCTTACCCATAGTCTCATGGATTATGAATGTAGTATCCAATAGCCGACAGAGTAGAGACAACGCGTACAAAGCACGGTGGGATGCCTACGAGCGTACCTTCCGTGGCTTCTACCGAGAGTCAGACAAGACTCGTGAGGGCGAGCGCTCCAAGCTCATAGCCCCCGCACTGTTGCAGGCTGTTGACTCGACTGCTGCTACCATAGAGGACGCGATCTTTTCGCGGGCCCAGTGGTTTGATGCTATCGATGACGTTAACGATCAACAGCGTGATGATGTGGAACAGATGCGCCTCAGACTCGTTGAAGACTTTGACATTGCGGGTGTGCCAGACGCCATCAGCAAGATTATCCTTAACGGTTGCCTTTACGGTACCGGCATAGGAAAGATCAACGTTATACGTAAGACAGTTAAGCAAATGATACCCGGACAAAGTGGGCCCTCTGTGCAAGTCTCAGATAGGGCTCTTGTTACGTTGGAGCCCATTCCACCGTGGGAGTTCGTGATTGATTCACAAGCTCGCAGGATGGAAGATGCTCTGTTCGTAGCGCATGAGA